CGGGAAATGAAATACTGTGAGTATTTGCTGTCAGTATAATAGAATACCACACAAGTGAACCAGCCGGAAGAATTGTCGTTACAAAAACAGTATTTCGTTTCGCGCAGTAAAGTGTTGTCGCAACACAAGCTGGATACCACTGATCCCCTATAGTAAAATTGTCTCCATTATCCAGAATACAAAGCGCGTCATTCCTGCGAAAGAAATGGCTTATTAAAGTTGTAGTGTGAGTATACACTAGTTCGCCGTATAAAACCTTTATAACTATGTCGATATTGTAGAATACTTCGTAATAATTTTTCCCGTTGTATGTTTCATACAGTGCGCCTATTGTGTTTGTTCCAGAAAGAAAAGCATAAATTTCATCACCCGCGAAATATCTTGCATCACGGTAATACACAACAGGTTCGTGTGAAACACCAAACGCTGCGTTAATCCAGAAATATGTATCACACCAACCAGACGGAGAAAAGGAAGGATAGTTTATTGCGGCATCAGCAGGAGTGGATTGTATAATTTCTGGAACAGAACTGTCTTGAAAATCACCGCCCTTTGCAAAGCGAAGTATACCACCTTTTATTTGTGCAGAAGGTCCAGCATTAAACGCGGAATACGAGTCACTGTGTTCAAGTACAATGTCAAAATTCTCTGCCCAAATAGAGTTCCTTTCTCCAATCTCACCACCGTGCGGGACAGTGTAAAGTTTTGCAAGACTCTTAGAATGGATACTGTAAAAATACTTTAACTGAAAGTTCCTTGGAAATTCGCCTTCGTGGTATGTCTCATCAAAGAAAGTAGACGCGGTGTCAAGAATAGTTCCATATGAATACTGAATGTACTCCCCTTTATAAAAAGGGATAATAGCTCCATCAAATACTGTAAACGCCCCAAGGTTTCCACTAGAACAGAGTACACCTTCCATTACCTGGTTCCAGATCTTTTTATGCTCTACGATCTTTTTCTTTTGTTTGCTGTCTGGTTCAGAATATACCCCCGTAAGCGTAACCGTAGTAATCCCAAAGCAATACACAACATCAAGGAGAACTTCATCAGAAAGCTCAATGTGTAAAGCATCCTGACGAAATCCTCTTTTAAGTGTACGGTCAGCAAAGTTTTGCGCTATTGTCTTTGCGATAGGCAGTTTTTGTTTTGCCGCATCTGCATTACCCCTAAAGTTTATATTCATAAGCGTCTTTGTGCGCGTGGGATATACACAACATCAATACTCGAAATTGAAAAATATCCACCAGCGACATTAGAGATTCTAAACTTAAAATAATCACCAGCATCTTCAATCGCACTTAATGCAACTTTTACACTTTTAGCGTTTTCGCACATAACAGTAAAGTACGAATTTACTAGAACATCATCTGCATAAACATCAATCTTCAACTGTCCAGTAATTAGACCATTAAGTAGAATTGACCTTAATCCCTTCTTACCGATATACCCAAAATCACTGTTAGGTGTTGTAAACTCTGCAACAATTTCCTCATCCAGTGCTCGTTCTTTTTGAAACTTAAAAATTCCACTTCCGTTGGCAAACAATAACTCGTTACCAAAGACAGCAAAGGAATTCGCACCGGAAGTAAAAAACTGCGTATACGCAACATTATGTAGATTGCAATGCAAGGTAAGATTTGACATTATATCAACCCCCTGGATGGGTCATACTTAAATACAATTTCGTCAGAAGTAGTAAAATCAAAAGGCTCACCATTGTACGCAACCCCAGAAACCCCTGCGGCTGGTAGGGTAACTTCCCCATTTCCTGTCATAATTTTTAGTACTTTTGCACTTCCAGACACCTTTAACTTCGGCATAGGAATATACATCCCACCAAAGTTTTCAAGTACCACTGTACCTTTAATACCGACTTTTCCAAGGGAAATAGTCCCATTAGCAAAACTTTCAGAATACGCCCTTCCATAAAGACTTAGTCCAGGAAAAGTTATTTTCCCAAAAGACCTAGTGTTTGCAATTACCTTTAACCTTGGAAGCACCACATCACCAACAGCAGTAAATTGATTTACTCCATACCCTTGAAAGGTAAAAAGTGGAATAGAAATAATCCCATATGAAACTTGTTGCCCAGACCCTGAGAGCTGGACAACGGGAAGAATTACCGAGCCTGTTGAATTCTCATCTGGAATTTGTTCAATGTCTAACTCTAGACAAGGTAACCAAGAAGCCTGATTTGCAACAGCAAACCCAAATGACCCTTTACCTGCCACATAACAAGGCCATAGTCCAGACATATGATACGACCCAAAATAATGTGCTCCTCCCCTAGCGAATGGGGCAGCTTCTCCAGCTACGTGAGCAGAGTCATCATAACCTTCCCAACAAATGTCTTTTGTATAACAGTTCAAGCCACCATACGCATAGTATCCCTCAAACGGGTATAACGCTAATTCATGCACAGACTGCGGAATAGAATCCCAAAAGTATCCAGACGAACCAAACCATACGTCAGTGCCGCCATGCGCGTAATAGTATCTATCCACCGTCGAACAAGCAGCACCAACATGGTCTGCATACTTATTGTATGCTCCACTCAAAACGGGATCAATAATAAGTGTTCTATAGATAAGTTCATTCCATTCTGACCCAACACCAACCTGTTCCTCACACCAAGGATCAGGCCAACCACCCCACCAACCAGTTTCACCACCGTACCCGCTAAGCAACCTTACTTTATACGAATAAGCACCAATAGACACCCTGCGATTCTGTAAAATCGGAGTCTCGATCCCAAGTCTATCAAAATCAGTAGAAAACGCTGTTCGCCAAAAAGTAGCATCGTCAGTAGGCCAAGCAAGATCATTTCCAAAAACAGCGCCACGATGGTATATCCTTGACCACTCAGCCCAGCCAAGTGGAGTTTTAGGAACAAAAAGATATTTCCCTTTGTAATAAAATTTCATCCAGAGATTTGAGACTTCCCCAGCGTGCTCTGAGTTAGACTCATAATCGTAGTAGTAATTAGGATTCTCTACTGCAATTCCCACCGCACTTTCAAGCGATGATGGGGAAATAAAAGAAGAAAAGGACCCGAAGTATCCAGTATCCCTCCCACTATCGAGAATTAAACTAGACTCATCAGGCCCATGTCCGGTAACTGCCATTGTGCAGCTCCTTTAGGATTTCGGAATTTGTAGATCGAGAGAATCGAAAATTACTTTGGTACCAGACACAAGCACTGTTGAGACGAATCGTAATTCACCAGTACTCATACCACAGTCACAATCTATCCTTACAGCAGTTTCTGATGCACCAGTAGTGCGATTTACGTCATAAATCCTTGCCCATCCAGCCGTCCCACCAAGCGTAGGAATGATAGACCATTCTTCGTCGGAAGGTTTAGGACAAACTCCAGCAACAGCCTCATCCCAATTAAGTCCGTTTGTACCAGTAACCGGTGTGAAAGTTGCTCCATTAAGGGTAATATACCCAAGCAAAGAACCAGTTTCAGCAGCATCCGCATTTTCAGGCTTTGCTCCTGAAAACACACCAATAACAGCATTAGCAAAAATTTCCCTCAAATGTCCAGTATTCGAAAGAGCGTTAACAGCCCCGGTGGAAAGTCTTACCGGCATTATTCTACCTCCAGCGAAACAATAAGATTATTTCTAAACACCACAGAAGCGCCAGTGGAAATATCATTAAACTCTAACTTTCTATCTGAAATGCTCCTAACAACTCCAGTGTCGTCTCCGATAAAAATTCCTTCTTGCGCCACCCACACAACAGCCATTCCGCCAACACGATAAAATTCTGGAAGCGTCTCTCCGTCAGCAATCTTTGCGGTGTCAACTACAACACCACCACCAAAAGAAGCATTTTTCTTTATAAACTTTTCCTTGCTTTCACCAGCCAGAAAAACTGTTTTATCTTTCAAAAATAAATAAATCCCAGTATCAATGCTGATTGCGTCTACAATCTCTGACTCAAACTGCATGTACCCTGAAGCGAGGTTAAAGCTTCTAGGATCAAAAGGCTCACTTTCCCAAAGGACATTATCTACAAACCCATAAAGCCTACCAAGGTGGGTGAAAATCTTTTTGAATTTTACAGTCGGTATCCCTAACTGCCTAGTGTCGCCTTTTCTTTTTCTAGCTGATGAAGCATCCCAAGAGTTAAAGGTCATCTCTTTCGCATAGGCCATAATACTTCCATTCGTCATCCACACAGCACCAGCAAAAGAAACACAATAATTTTTAGTATTCCCGTACCCTTCGTAAACTAGGACAGAGCTAAGATCAGGCATCAGCCTATACAAATCCCCACCACTAACATAAAAACAATACTTTCGCCCATCACTCCAAAGAGAATGAACAGCCATTGGCTCTACAAGAATAGGAACAATTTCCTGCCTAACTTTCAATGCACCGGCGCTATCAACCTGCACATTCACCGCTGTCTCAAGTTCACAAAACCCATCTTCCTGTCTAGAAAGTCTTGTATTCTCCGCAGCAGTATTAAGTCCAAGCGACCCACGAAAGAAAGGAAAATTTGCCATTAGTACCTCCAATGGGAGGTTTTATTGTGCTGACGACGTTGCCCTAAAAACTCCATCCACTTCTGCAGTCCAATAGAATGTTCCCTTTGAGAATTTATTTTATTAGCCTTCTGTCCGTCAATGCCATCTTCAATCTTATCGTACAGGTCCATAGCAACATAGTGAGCTATAACACGAAGTTGAAGGGCATCTGGAATCAACGGAATATCAGGATCAAGAACACCAGTAGCATCGAACGTTACAGCCTCAGGATCATCCTGTAACACACAAATAACTTGTGTTGCGGCGGTAGGAATCCCTTGATACCACATAGTGTTTCCAACAACACAAACAGCTTCAACGTCACCTTCACGGTCCAGAGGATAGTAATCATCATACAGATCTTCAAGAGCCTGATAAATCTTCACCTTCCCAGGCTCCCCTACCCGCAAAATCCTTCCAGTGAAATTAGAAGCGATACCAGAGATAGTCGCATACGCCACCCCTTCCTCAGTCGTAAAAGATCCCATCTTCCTCAACGCAGGAACTTCTACCCCAGGATGACCACAAGCATACTTAACAGCATCATTGATTCTGCGAGTAATATCTTCCTTCTTCGCATCGGTATCAAAGAAACTATCATCCTTCACCAGAAGGTAAATTTCATCAATCATCTGAGAAAGCTTCATGCTTCACTCCTGCTTCAAGGGAAATGGGAGAAAGGTCAAATAATGACCCTTCTCCGATTTAGTTGTGTGGTTACTTTACGGGGCCGATGCGAGAGATCTTCAGGTGAAGACGAGCCTTGCCGGCGGTGATGGTATCGCTGGAAGCCAGGGCAGCGAACACACACGGGGTGCTGGTGTCGGCATTGACAATCATAGTGCGGAGTGCAGAGGATGTCTTGTACATGCCAACGGTTCCTGCAAAGACGTCGTCGGCATAGACTACGCCGTCCAGGGCAGTGTAGGTGATGTTGTCACCAGTTTCAGCCGCGTCGGTAGCGATTGTTCCAACACCACAGTCGATCCCGACAGTACCACCCTCGAAGGCTTCAGTGACTTCAAGGACAGCATCTTCGATCATGTAGTGCTTCCCGCACAGACCAAGATCACCAGCCGGGGCATAAGTGCTGTACGGGGAGAGGTTATCAGGAACCGGCTTGGTCGGGAACGAGAAGAGCAAAGCGCCTTTGTCATCAGCTTCCTTACCAAATTCTGCCGAGGTAATCCACACAGGATTTTCAAGCGTCTGTTTCCTCAAATCAGGACGACGGTAGTCAATCAGAGCAATAGTTGCCATTTATACCTCCGGTTAGCAAATCGTGCTGTAAAACACCCAAAGGCGTACAACAGGATCTACAGTAGAATCGTTTGCGGTGGGAGTAACAGTGATCAACCCACTGGCGGAATCAAACCACTTTGCAACGGTAGATGCTTTCATGCCGGTGGCAAGCGGAGCAGCCTGAGCGCTGGTGAGAAAGTAATCAGCATCAGCAGTTTCACCATTTCCAGAAAACCCGATAGTAATAGTACCATCAATACCTTCTGTAGCCTCATCATAAGCGGTAATAATTTCCAGCCACAACCCAACAACAAAAGCCTTTTTCGGCAGCTTCAGTGCAGCGTACGAATCTGCAGCGGAAAGGGTAATCTTCCCACTGCGCATCATACGAACATTATCAGCAGACCTACACCCAAGAGCGTTAATCATTTAAGCCTCCCAATTTTGGCTTATGCAGAAACAGGTGCCGACCACACTGAGCCGGTCACGATACCAAAGTCATGGCCTTCAAATTTGACCTTACGAGCGCCCCAGATACCGCCACCGCGGATCATGACGTAGCGGTCTGCGTCACGGGTATACGGAGTGAAGGACATGGTAGTGGACTTGCTGTCACCAGCGCCGCCCCAGGCCCAAACCGCAGCCTGCGCACCACACAGGGCAACGCGATAAACACCGGACTTGTCGTTGTTGCCAGCATCGACGATCAGCGGAGCGCGTTCGGTCTTGCTGATAATCATGCCATTGTAAACGATTTCAGTTTCAGGAAGCTGCAACTTATTCGCAGCGCGAAGAAGATCGCCCCACTCACCGACGTTGGTGTTCTGGCGAAGCTCTTCGAAAGTGTAGTTGTGCATGAAGACGCGATAGTGGGCCTTGCCTCCGATCATAATGGGGCGAATCTTATACTGCCCATCCGCCGTAGGAATTTCCGCCTTCTGCTTCAGCTTATCAAGGAATCCCAGGGAAATGGTGTTAGAAGAGGTCAACGCAGCTTCGGTCGCAACGCCGTCAATGATGATCTTCCGATCAGTTGAAGGTGCGTCGATAGCCTGCGCGAAATCGGCACCAGCAATCTTGTAGTTGCTGTTACCGAAAATCAGGTTGATGAGGTAATCAGAAAGCTTCGAAGCCCACCATTCCTGCAGGGCATCCTTACCTTCCTGCATCAGGTTGTAGGGAACCCGCTGCTCTTCCATCTTACCGCCAGTATCCACGGCGTGGTTCAGTTCCTCGACGCGACACTTGAAGTTCCTGAAGCGCAGCTTTTCTTCGTTGCCTTCCACAGTATTATCACCAACGATACCTTCACCAGTCAGGGGCAGGCGAATACCGAAAGTAATTTCATCCCCTTCTCCCTTGCCGAGTTCCTTCTTCATCTGGACAACAGAATCACTCCCAGTGCCCACGATAGAATTGAACTCAACAGCAGGAAGAATAACCGAGAACAATTCCCGTGCCCATTTTTTCCTGGTCAACGGATCATTCGTAAGAAAACGAGTTGCAGGATCAGCCATGTAGTGGTCCTCCAAGAAAGGTCAAAAATTGACTTTTCTTAGTTAATGTTACTTAAGTTCGCCGGAGAGATACTTTTGGTAGATATCTCTCGGAACTTTACCAAGTTCTTCCTCAGCCATTCCGTCGATCCTTGCTGCAGTCCATCCGCCGCCCTCACTGCTGGCAGGGAGACTGGAAATGGAAGTAGGAGACGTTTTGGGTTTAGGCTCACGCTTTTCAGCAGGCTTCTTTTCGGGTGCAGAATCAGGTTCTTTTTCCGGCGTCGCAGGCTTGGCGAAATCCGGATGATGCTGCTTGATGTTGTCGTACATGAAGCGGTAAGGGTTCGACATTCCCCAGATCTTTGCCGCGACTGCGTCTACGTAGTCCTCAGCACTACCGCCTTCCTTCTTTGCCAGCGAATAAGAGTATGCCTCAACCATGTCATCGAAGCGAGACTGTGTGACGACAGTGTCAACGTCTTCGTACTTCGGGTTTAATCTCATTGTTTCAAGAAGGGTTTCGAGGATGGAGGCTCGAAGGGCTTCAGCACGAGCTTCTACCTCGGATTCTTCTTCCTCAGGTTCATCAATGACGCCCTTCTCGGTGAGTTCCTTTTGGGACTTGTCTATCTGTGCCTGAAGTTCCCGGAGTCGACGATTTTGATCTCTGAGCATAGCGCGGAGTTGTACGACTTCAGAAGCATTAGAAGTTTCGTCTTTGGGAGAATCATCCTTGGGTGTAGGATCTTCCTCTCCAGTTTCTTCAACAATTTCCTCACCTTCTTCCTCATGAGTTTCGTCACCAGTTTCCTCCGATTCCTCAGGAGTTTTTTCAGGATTTTCTACTTCCTCTTCCGGCGTTGGTGTTGAAGTTTCTTCTGCAGTTTCCTGTGTATCAGGATCAATGTCGAACAAAGTGTCCAAGTTATCAGCCATTACCAATACCTCCCTGGGTTAGTTTGAATTGCTTTTCGCGCTTGCGCTGCGAGAAGCGGCCTTTTCTTTTATATCTAGTTCCCTTTCCTGAAGAGCAAGTTCAGCCTGCTTAAATTCATCCTCACGCTGCTGTTGCATAGCTACCCATTCGCGGACTTTTTGCTTTACGCTGAATGGGACGTTGGAGTATTCGAGGATAACGTCCGGAGGAATGATGTTGGGGTTGTTCATAGCGAAGTCGGTAAGCCACTGCGCTATTGCCATGCGCATGGTGGTGCTTTCGACGCCTTCCTCGACCCAGATGTCAAACTCGCCTGCAGTAATATCGTTGTAGCCCTGCACTTGAGGATTGAGCTGAGTGTTGACTTGCATCAGCATTGCGCCGTTTTGCCCTTCAATACGGATCATAGTGGGCTCATCTACGTACTGCTGAATAAGCGAAAGAAGCTTCTTAGTGATAAGCTTTCGAGATTTACTGAAATTATGGAAAAGGACATACAAGACGGCAAAGCCAGTTTCCTGTCTGAGGCGTACCGTAACTCCTGGTTCGCGGGAGGAGGTTTGCACACCCATAAGCGAGTCTTGTATGCCGCTTGAATCTTTCATGCTTTGGACGCATGTCTCACCGAAGGACTGATAAATGGGGTTGATCTGTGGTTGGTTGGAAAACTTAACAGAGTCAAGTCTACCAGCTGCAACTTCCATGTGGTAGGTAGGATCACTACCACGCTTTTCGTACTCTTCGATGTCAAGGACTGCACCAGTTTCGTGCATTAAGATACCTTTTGGCGCTGTCTG